CACGTATGGATGATGACCGGCACTCCAGCATCGCAGTCGCCAGCAGATGCGTATGGCTTGGCCAAGATCGTGAACCCTGAAGGTGTGCCCAACTTCTACACGTCATGGCGCGACAAGGTGATGAACAAGATCACGCTGTACAAGTGGGCACCGAAAGCCAACGCTGCTGATCTGGTACACGAAGCACTGCAACCTGCAATACGGTTCAGTAAAGCGCAGTGTCTTGACTTGCCGCCCGTGCTGACAACAACACGCGAAGTACCGCTGACCCCACAACAGGCCAAGTATTACAACCTGTTGAAAGACCGCATGCTGGTGCAGGCCGCTGGTGAGACGATCAGCGCAGTCAACGCTGCCGCTGGTGTGAGTAAGCTATTGCAGATCAGTTGCGGTGCTGTGTACACAGACGACAAAGAAGTTGTCGAGTTCGATGCTGGCCCACGGCTTGGCGTGTTGGAAGAAATACTGGACGAGACAGATCGCAAGGTCATCATCTTCGCGTTGTTCCGTTCAAGCATCGACACCATACAAACGCATCTGACAAAGAAGAACATCCCCAACGAGTGCATACACGGCGGTGTAGCTGCCAACAAACGCGCTGACATCATTCACAGGTTCCAGCATGAGAAAGAACCGAGGGTGCTGGTGATGCAGCCACAAGCAACAGCACACGGGATTACCCTGACTGCTGCCGACACCGTGGTGTTCTTTGGGCCGCTGATGAGCGTGGAGCAGTACATCCAGTGCATAGCACGGGCTGACCGCAAGGGGCAGAACTCAGACAAAGTTACTGTTATTCACATCCAAGGCTCGCCGATTGAAAAGAAAATGTTCAAAGCACTGGAAGGGAAAGTGAGCGATAACTTACTTTTGACCCAGATGTTTGAGATAGAAATAAATTCTTGAAAGGAGTTGCAAACCAGAATTTACTGTGTACACTGTCCAACCTTAGACAAACAAAACAGGAGAAGCAAATGGACGAACAACAAGTCCCGTTCGATAAACTGGTGAAGGTCTACCGCAAGATGAAGCTGGAGATCGACACGCTGACACAAGAGTACGACACCAAGGTGGAGTTACTCAAAGCGCAACAAGATGAAATCAAGTTCGCTATCAAAGACCAGATGAAGGCACTTGGTGTCTCATCTGTAAAGAGTCCCTTTGGGACGGTATCCATGATGACGAAGACGCGTTACAACACGCAGGACTGGTCGTCGTTCAAGGATTTCATCCTTGAGCACGGCGTAGTTGATCTGCTGGAGAAGCGCATCGCTCAAACCAACATGGCTACCTTCCTTGAAGAGAATCCGGGGGTTGTACCTCCGGGATTGAATTCAAACACTGAGTTTGAAATCCGTATCACCAAACCAACCAAGTGAGTTTTATATGTCAAACATAACGCTTTTTTCCCCCGCAAACGTACCTGCATTCGCTCGTAACAACGAACTGTCCGACACAGCCAAAGCCCTCACAGGCGGCGGTGTATCCAACACCAAGCGCATCTCTATCAAAGGCGGCGTGTTCCGTCTGGTAGCTGGTGGCAAGGAAGTTGCCGCGATTGATGACCGCCATCTGGAGATCATCATTGTGAAAGCTGCCCCCAAGGTCAGCCGCATCTTCTACATTGCCAAGTACGATGCCGACAACATCACCGGCCCTGACTGCTGGAGCAACGATGGCGAACGCCCTGACGCTTCTGCACAGAACAAGCAAGCCGACACCTGCATGAGCTGCCCACAAAACATTGCGGGTTCTGGTCAGAACAACAGTCGTGCTTGCCGCTACCAACAGCGCCTTGCTGTTGTGCTGGCCAACAACCCATCAGGGGATGTGATGCAGTTGACCCTGCCAGCCACTTCGGTGTTCGGTAAGGAAGAAGGTGACAAGCGTCCGTTACAAGCCTATGCACGCTACTTGGCGGTGCAGAACCCTCCGGTCAATCCTGAGCAGATCGTCACCGAGATGCGCTTCGATACTAAGGCCGAGTCTCCCAAGCTGTTCTTCAAACCTACACGCTGGTTGACTGACGACGAGTACGAGATCATCAAGGAGCAAGCCGAGTCCGATGATGCCAAGCGTGCTGTGGTCATGACCGTGGCGCAGAGCGATGGTGTGAAGACCAACGCGCCCAAGATGGTGCTGGCTGGCGCACGCCCTATGGGTGAGTTGACCAAGGAAGAAGACGCTCCCGCGTATGAACCCATCGCCGCTAAAGCCAAAGCTAAAGCCAAGCCTGTGGTCGATGCTGAAGATGAACCTGAAGTTCGCAAGGAAGCTGCCAAGGGTTCTGCTGTGCCAGCCAAGAAGGGCAAGCTGGCTGATCTGGTGTCTGACTGGGATGATGAGTAAGTAAACCGGGGGCTTCGGCCCCCATCTAAAACAAACAGGAGAAGTAAATGGGAATAATTATTCTTTCAATCTTTTTAGCGGCAATCGCAGTGGGTGCTTTCTATGCTTGGCACCGCACCGAGCTTGAATCATGGGAGCGCAGAAAGGACAGCGCGGAACGATACAAAGAGCCATTCGATAAACCAAAGCCCGAGTTTAAAAAAACCATTCCTTCCGTAGTTGCGCTGGGCTTGGTACTGCTAACCGTGGCGTTTGAATCATTCACAGTGATTTCTGCTGGTCACATCGGTGTGCAGGTGACATTGGGTGAAGTAAACCAGCAGACTCTGGCTGAAGGCGCTCACTTTGTGAACCCCTTGTCTCGTGTCAAGGAGGTTGAGGTTCGTTTGGTGACAGGCAAGCTGGAGAATGCAAGTGCAGGTACAAAGGACTTGCAACAGATTCACACTGACATCGTGATGAACTACCGCATTGATGGCGCACAAGCTGCTCACATCTACAAAGAGTTTGGCTTTGATCTGCAAGACCGTGTACTTCTTCCTGCGCTGAGCGAGTCATTGAAAGCCGTCACCGCTCACTACACCAGCGAGGAATTGGTCACCAAGCGTGACATGGTGTCCGCGCAGGTCAAGGAAGAAGTGGCGGGTAAGTTGAGCAAGTACGGCGTGGCAGTCGGCGACATCAGTCTGGTGAACTTTGGATTCAGCCCAGAGTACCAGAAGGCAATCGAAGCGAAAGTCATTGCAACGCAGAGCAAGCTCAAGGCAGAGCAAGATTTACAGCGTATCGAAGTCGAAGCAAAGCAAGAGGTTGCCAAAGCCGAAGGCCGCGCCAAAGCAATCCAGATTGAGACACAAGCGATCAACAGCCAAGGTGGTGCGAACTACGTACAGCTCAAGGCAATTGAAAAGTGGAGCGGTAACTTGCCATCAACAATGGCTGGAACGGTTCCGTTCATCAACGTAAAGTAAGGAGTTTCGGGGGGAAAGCGAATGCTGGCTACGAGAGTGCCGTAGCTTTGAAGTGCAGTGCCCACTACCAGACGCAGCGAGTACCCCCACCCAACCAATCATGGCTTACTCACAAAAAACAATCGACGCAATCATGCGTGCACCAAAGACTCAAGGCAATCAGCTTGGGCGCTGGGCAGTGCATCTCAACTTTTCAGTTGTGCGTATTGCAAAAGCATTGGGCGTGTCACGGCAGACTGTTTACAACTGGTTTGAAGGCGGTGAAATTTTTGTTGCCTACGAACACCGAGTTGAAACAATGCTCACGTTCTTGAAGAATTCCAAAACAGCAGATGAAGCATGGAGAAAAATATGTCAACACTACGACCTCGCACCCTGAGCAACACAGAACTCATCAAGTACTTCGCCATGTACGTTGATGACAATCCTGAAGGCGCACCCATTGACTGGCAGATAGAACTGCTGCGCCGTTTCACTGCCGTAGCCCCAGAGAAAGAGTTCCCTCTGCACGACGAACGCCAGCTCGACCTGTTTAAATAACCCAACCGAGGATACACATGAACCCGCTTGAATTTCTAGCGGTTGTTTTGCCGTCCCCGGATAATGGGTTGTACTGTGCGGCAGAGCTAACTACAAAAAAGAAGGAGCACAATTTTGTTGAACATCTGGAGGAACTATCCGCTACCGTAGCTAAGTGGGGCGACAAGAAGGACATCTACTTTGCGCTGTCCACGTTTGAAAACAAGGGCAAGCGCACAGCCGAGAACGCACGCTTCATCCGGTCGCTGTTCATTGACATGGACGGCTACGACACCAAGAAGGCAGCGGCAATGTCGCTCAACGACTTCATGGTCAAGACGGGTCTGGACTTGCTTGGTACACCGTACATCGTGGACTCAGGCGGTGGCTTGCACTGCTACTGGCCGTTCACCAAGGACGTGGCTGTTGAGGAATGGAAGCCTGTTGCTGAGAACCTCAAGCGCCTGTGTAAGCAAGAAGGCTTGAGCATTGACATGACGGTGACCGCCGACTCTGCCCGAGTACTGCGCTTCCCCGGCACGTACAACAACAAGGCCAAGTACGCTACGCCGCGCCCAGTGCGCATACTAGCCGAGGGCGACACGTTCGACTTTGAAGACTTGGCCCAGCACATTGAGAGCCAACTCAGGTCAATGCCGATGCTGCCACGCCAGCAGAGCACAACCCTTGCACTACCCGGCCAGCGCCCTGACGCACCCCACACCCCCACCACGGTCAAGTTGTTTGAGAACAGTGTCACGCTGTTTAAGAATATCTACAAGAAGACCCGCGATGGCACAGGCTGTGAGCAGCTTCGGCACTACGCCGAGAACGCAACCGATGATGGTATGGAACCGTTGTGGCGTGGCTGGTTGAGCATCGCCCAGAAGTGCAACGATGGTGAGAAGGCTGTGATCTGGTTGTCTGACTTGCACCCATACCCGCACGAGCGCATGCACCAGAAGCTGGCCGAGATCAAGGGGCCATACCCATGCGTGAAGTTTGACTCAGAGAATCCCGGCGTTTGTGACGGGTGTCAACACCGAGGGAAAATCACAAAC